CTAATAATAGAGGCACATTCATGGTAACACCGTAAGCCTTTTCAACTAAAGAGTTTAGGTCTTCGTTCATATCCTTAATAGTCTGTATTACTACTTCAGTCTCGTCTGGATGTACGTCAATCACTACTGAATCATGTACAGAGTTAACCAAGCAGGACTGCATGTCCATCAGCCTACGTTCTATTTCACACAGTACAACAGGAACAACATCACCTGTAGCAAACCCTTGCACTGGGTAGTTCTTAATCATCGTGAAGTGTGTCACGCTACCGTTGCTACGTCTTGTCACATCAGGGAAAGCATACTGTCTGCCACTTACGTTAGTGATCTTCATGAACCGCATAGCTTCATCAGCTAACTTCTTGTGCCACTTAGCTACGCCTTGATATTTCTCTGTGAAGTGTTCGTAGTATGCAGCAACGGCCTTGCTTCTACCGTATCCACTAGCGCCGAAGAGAGGCGCAAAGGTGTGTGCTTTAGCTTCTTGTCTTGTAGTTGGTTCGCCAGCTTCAGTAATAACTTTTGCTGTGTACGAATGTACATCGAATCCTGTTTCAATTTCTTCCATCGCTGTTTCATCTTGCGCCAAGAACGCTGCTGTCCTAAATTCGAGTTGTGCAAAGTCGGCCTCCATTATTTTACCGTTGTTCCATCGTGATACAAACACACGCTTCACGGGAAAGGTTCCCCCTCTTGGCATGTTTTGCATGTTGGGATTTCGTCCAGAAAATCTACCTGTACTTGTGATGTGTTGTGTGAGTCCCACGTGTAGCATCCCTGTGGTTGGCTTTCTATAAATGTCGATACCATCAACAAAACTGCTAAGGTAGCTAGAAATAGCAGATAGCCTTTTAACGTCAGTAAGAAAGTCCACAGCATTATCCATGCCGTTGTTCTTAGCAGTTGCAATAAGTACATCCAAGTTGTCTTTGCTTGTACTGAATCCATTAGCTGATACCCACTTCTTACTTGGTGCAGCAAAGCATAGCCCTGCCATCTTGTTGATCTTTGTTAGCTGATAACCACGTGCATCACAATCCTTACAGTTGTTAGGCTTCTTGAATCGTGTACCATCCTTCTTTACTTTGTACGTTTTGCCTTCCCCATTGCATGTCGGGCAGGTGAAAGCCTTGGTACGGAGTATCGGAGTCGAGTTAGCCTTAACCGCTGCTTTAAACTCTTCTTGTGTTTCCACATAGTCGAAGAGCGCAGACCATTCTTTTTTGTTATTGACCGCAACTGAGAATACAACTTGGGACATTTGCTCTGGAGAGTTGAGATTGATAGGCGTATCGCCCATGAGTTCCCTGACTTGTTGCTGAAGACGTTCTTCAATCTGTGCTTTTTCTTTTTGAAACTCATTGCGTACTACCTTAAGGGCGTTGTCATCCACACAGAATCCTGACATGTACATTCTTGTGAGGGTTTTACAGGTGTTGAAGGTGACTTCTCTAACTGGATGAAGGGAAGCGGATTCTGGTTGGGCGTAGTCGTGTTCTTGACTGAGGAACAACTCACGAGTTGTGAGCAGATCATGCCTGAGATAAAAACTAAGCTCGTTGAGAGGTATTTCATTTGTGTTGTATCCTTCCTTGAAGTAACGCTTCAGCGTGTCATCCTTCTGGAACTCTAGCTGTCTGCGTTCAGCACATGCCTCTAAGCCTACAGGTATCTTCTGCCCACGCATAAGCAAATATTCTGCTAACATCGTGTCATAAATAGGACCGTCATACTTATACCCACATTCCCATAGCCACATGAGATCGTGCTGTGCATTGTGCATAATCAACAGGGTTGTCATATCTAAGATAGACTGCAAGGTTTTTCTACCTGCACCACTGTTATCTTTGTACTCCACGTGGTCAAGCGTAATGATGTTCTCGTTCTTCCAGTTGTCTACATCAAGCACACCTACTTGTGTCAATGTATTACCTGGTTCAAACGGGTCCATGATAGTTTTGCCATCACGTTTCGTTGTTGTGTTCTCTACATCTAATACATTACGCAAGGTACTGACTCCGCTCACCGTCTAGTTCACAATGTACTACACCGTGCCATCCACCCTTGAGTTTGTTCTTAGCAATGTTGAGGTGACGTTGATTACTTTCTTCATCATCCTGTCCTTCAACAAGTTTATTCTTACTGATCAGTACCATCAGGTCAGCCTCTGCTGCCTTGCCTGTCTTCGATCCTTCTAGCATTGATTGATCAACACGTACCATACCTTCAGCTACAGCAGATAGTTGTGACATCCATATGATAGCGCAACCGTATTGCTTAGCAATGTTACGTGCATGGATAGCTGCTTCCTTGAGATACACATCTGACTTATCGCTTGTCTTGTTAGCGAACTTGTCACCCATGTCTAGTACTACAATGTCAGGCTCGTATGCTTTGATGACTGCCTCTACCCATGACATGTCCTTACCTGTACTGTCCTTTACAAAAATGTTCTTACGTACAGGTTCGTAACGCATAGCAGCCACAGCCATGTTAGCCTTGACTTCTTCCATGCTCATACTGGTAGCAGCACTAAGGTATCTTGCACCTACACGCTCATAGCTTTCCTCATTACAGAGGATCATACACTTAGCACCTTGGTGGGCAAAGCCATCTGGTGCAGCGATAGTGCTAGCGTGGAAGCTAGTCTTACCTGTGTTAGGACGTGCACCTACAACAACTAAGTGACCACCACTGATACCTTCTACCTTACGGCGTAGGGATGGTATGTTCCACTTCCATTGTGATTGTATGTCGTTAGCTTCAAGCAATGTCTGCATGTCCATGTCATCCCATTCAATCTTGAGGTTAGGCATGAAGTCATCTTGATAATCACGCAATAAGTTACGCAAAGGTTCTAGACTGTTCTTGCTACCGTTAACATATTCAAAGCCAAGGTTAGCAATCTCTTCACCGACTACTTGTTGGAATAACTTAGACAATACATCTGTAGCTATCTCATTGTTAAGTGGATTCTCTTTAGCAATCTTGTGGAACAGATCACGATACGCTTCCTTGTTAGCGGTAGTCATGCTGTTGTTGCCAGCGTAGAAGAGAGCCTCTAGTTCAGTAGGGCTAAGCGTCTTCTCATACGTATCCATAGCATAGTCTAGTGTCTGCTTGATCTTACGTACATCTTTAGTGAATATCTTATCAGGGCAACGGATACCCTTGTGATTATCATAGAACTCTTTATCCATCAATGTACGGATCAGTGCTAGTTCCATCATGTCGTGTCTCCTCTAAGACTGTGGCTAGGCGTACTCTTTCTTCTTCGTGTACTGCCTATCCTGTATTTCCTTCTGTAAGTATGCGATCTCACACTGTATCAACTTACGCTCATAAGCTTCTAGCTTCGGGTGCTGTAACTTAGCTTCCCATTCTTTTAGTTCTTCTTGTAGTTCTTTAACTGAAGTCATTACACATCTCCTTGTGACCAGTAGTCCCAGCTTTCTATATGACTACCGTCATACACTGCGTCAAGATCACTGTCAAACTTTTTATTATTGATATAAATATCACACGCTTCTAGTACTTCATCTACACTTAGCTTAACAAATACCATACCAAGCGGTACTCGCTGATCAAGTATTGCTGTTTTTGGTGGGCTGGAATCTCGCATAGAATGCTCCTTCAGGTGATTTAAGTGCAGCCATAATGTCTAGTAGCTGCTGATATGTAATTGATATAATCTCGTGTCTGTTTAACTCTTCTACAAACTGGCGAAGGAATACTATCCCATCATCAGCTATGATAATCTCTATGTCTTCACACGTGTTCGATTCATCTAGTGACTTAATGATAGCTGCGTCAGGTTCAAACTCTACAGTATACATCATTCTTCCTCTAAGCAGAAACTACAGAAGTCATCTTGCGCTGGGCTACCACAGCTTACGCATGTCTTCCACTTCTTCTCTTTAGGTTTATCGCTCCAGTTCTTAGCCCTATCAACGAACCATTCTTTGGGTAAAGGCTTACGTCCTTCAGGTAGCTTCGTCATCTTCTACTCCAAACTCATACTCTGTAAGCTCATCTTTCTCATATTTGATGTGATCCTCAATGAAGTCATACACCAACTGCATGTCCATGTTTGCTGCGGCACAGTACAGTACCAACTTCAAGCCTTCCTCTGCCAATAGTCCACGACAATGTGCATCCATGTGAAACTGATATGTTGCACTGCCATCCTCGTGTTCCTCAACTTGTTCTACTCCAATCATTCCTGTTGTCATTCTTCATACATCCTTAATGCTTCCCATGATACGGGATATAGTTTAGCCATTACATCTTCTATCTTCTCAGCTACGATACGTGTCTCAGCCTGGGTGTCTTCCTTTAAGCGTAGTCCACACATCTTAGCGAAAGCATACAGCGTACCTGACCAGTACCATTCTGTCATCATAGATTGTGGCAACACCATACGTGCTTGCTCAGGTGCTACACCCTGTTCCAGTAGGTAGTTATATGTCTCTAGACTGTAGACATTTATCTCAGTCGGGTGGTAGGCTTGCCGCATTTGGTGATCCTCATAAAGTGTAACGACACCTTCACTACCCTGCTTCTTGTCTGCACTACGTCCACGCCATACCTCAGGCTCGTATAACTCTGGTTCACTATCCACATACCTACGGCTGATCTCATTCCAAGGCATGTACTCATGCTTAACTAGCTGACGTGCTACAAACACTGGAGCTTTGACATGGAAGGTAGTGAACGTATGGTTAAATGGTGACTTGTGCTTATGCTTAGCAAGATAACGAATAAGTTTACTGTCCTTGTGTTGCAGTACCTTAGCCTCACCATTGTGTACACGCATCATATAGTCTGACTTTTTACCAAAGCTAACACGTGCAGCATTAACTACAGATAAGTCATCACCCATATGATTTATGTATGTTACTTCTATCATTTAACTTTTACCTCCAAGCAAACTACTGTTTCTCCTTGATGGTT